TCTGTTTTCATTCCATATCTTAAGATACGAGATATGGCCTCTGCTGCTCTTTCCTCTTCGGGTAAGTTTAATAAATAATATTTTTTACCTTCCACTTGTGCAATCCAACTTCTTTTACCAAACATTATATAAAATTCTTGGTTGTTTTTTAAGTTAATTCTAAATGTAGTTGGTCGAGGAGCAACCCAATCTATTGATGATAAAAACTTATCAAATTCATTAGTTAATAAATCAATTAATATTTTCTTTAATTCAGGGAATTTAATTAATTCATCATATTCAATTGTGGCTACCTCTGCTTGTTTTCTTGAATTAACAACTTCAAATGCTAATTTACGAATTCGTATAATAAGTTCTTCTCTTGTCATTATTTATTCCTCATTTTAGAGAATATTCTTTCGGTTAATTCAGAAAATTTAGAAGATGGAGATACACTTAATGTAGTTCTCACAGCTTTTTTTAATTTTTCTTCCACGGTTCCAGTTTTATCTTCCACCTGTTTTTTAGCTATATTTGTTGCTCTACCATACATAACTTTTTCTGCATCTTTACCAAATTTCTTCACAAGTTGAGACTTGTTTTTTTTCATACCCATAATTATTTTTTCACGGGCTGCTAATTCGTCGGCAGTAAGTTTTTTTTCGTTGAGCATTTTAAATTAAGCTTTATCTTCTGATAGAGACGTTTTTTTAAATTCACTAGCTAGTTTTTTCAATTCACTGGATGCTTTACGAGCACGTCCATGAGCTGCTTTAGTGGTTTTTGTATTTTCTGTCTTTACTACTTCTAATAATGTTTCCATTACTTCAATTAATTCAATTGTGTTCATATATTTTATTTATTATAGATTTGATTATTTTACGATATATTGTCTTGTGAAGAATGTAATTGTATTTCCAATTTGGTCAATCAATTTATCATCTCCTTTTTGTTTTGCAAATTCGAGAGCATTTTCTAGTGAGTCCATTATTTCTTTTTCTCCCCCATCTAAATCAGGAGCTACTTCGGTTTCAGGTTCTGTTTCAAATTCAGTAGTGTCTTCTAATTCAACATCATCTACTGTTTCTTCTTCTTTATCTTTCTTAGCTTCATCTAATTCTGTTTCTTGAAGGGATAATTCAGATATTATTATTTCTCTAATTCGATCACGCAATGAATTTTTTTTATCTTCATCTTCCATACTATAATCCTCGGCCATAAATGGGTTAAAGTTTTCAAATACTTTATGTTCTGTTAAGAATCTTTTTAAGTCAAAATTGTCTTTCATGTTTTATTTTATTATAAATATTATATTTGGTCAATAAATTGAGATAAGTATAATTTTATATCTTCTATATCAACATCTTGTGCATTTAAATCAGTAATAATAATTCTAAGTAAATCTTTGAGATATTTTAAATCTCTAGGATCTGCTAGAAGTTCAATATTATTTATAGTATTATCATTTTCATTTAAATATTGATTTTTAAACCATTTATATTCATCAAAATTGTCTTTCATTATTTCTTATTTGTTGCGTATAAATATTTGGATAGTAATGTTCCAATAACTCCTATTTTTTTTCTAATATATATCCATTCTTCTTTTTTTATATGGTAGGGTTGTTTGAATGATATACCTATTACACCTATTAAATGATTATCTAAACTATGTAAACCTATCATACATATAGATTTAGTATTAAATTGAGTAGTTAAATGTTCTAAACCAAATGTATCCTCTGCATTATCAATATTATCAATTGAAATTTCATTATCTTTATATACTTTAGATAATACTCTAGGGAATAAAGACACAGGAATATTTTGGAATGTATTTTGAATATTTGGGGTGTCTAGAGTACATTTTTCATAGAATATTGAAAATTTTTGGATTGAGCGGTTTGTTAGATAAAAATATCCTCCATTATGGAATTGTGCTATCCAAATTCTATCACATTCTAATTCTTTCATCATCATATTAAGTTGATCATCTATTTGGGTAGATGATTCTAAAGCATCATGTATTGGGGTGGTGGTGGATTTTTTCTCCATTTTTAATTTTACCCAACTTACTGCAATAGGTCCTATTACAGCCGTAATTAAAGCAACAGTTACTGTAGTTATCAAGACAATCATTTTTAATATTTTTTAAGATTTTCCAAATATTCAATAACCTCATTTAAAGATTCATCTGCTCTTTCTCTATTAATAGAACCAATCCATCTTTCAATATCACCATTTTCTGTAACTGTTCCTAGATTACTTTCTTCTAGTTTTTCTTTATAAAATATTTTATATTCTTCTATTGCTTGATCTATTTCTTGATTGAATAAATTATTAGTATATTCTTCCCAAGTCCCATTAATTTTATGTTTTGTTTCAAATACAGTTCTACAATTTAAACAGGAACCATATGATTTAAAATAGTGAGGATCTAATTGTTTATCCATAACTTGTTTACAAGAGGGACAAAACAATGGAACTGTTACTTTTTTAAATTTATCCATTTTAGTAACATTTTGTTTTATTCCATCTTTAATAATCCAAGTCCTACCATTTTCAACCCAAATATCCCCATCAACATGGTCTTCTGTTTCTTTAGTGTATCCTATTCCGTGAGTTATACGATCATTATTCTTTCCTGTTACAATATTTCGTACTCGTTGAATATCTTTTTCGTTAAACTGTTTCTTTAAAACGTTATTTGACATTATAATCCTAATTTTTGTAATTGATTAATTGTATTCTCTGTCGAGGTATGTAATATTCCTATACCACCTGCAGATATCCAATCTTGCACATTGCTTGCTCTATCGTCTATAAGTATATGATATTTCCCTGAATAATTTTTTTTATCGGTTGCTTTAGATAGAATTAATTTTATTCCAGGTAAATTATTTTTAATCCATTCTTTTTTTCCAAATCTGGATGAAGGATCATTTGAAGGGGCTGATAGTATAGATGGGGAATATTTTTGGATATATTTCCATAATTGTTTACCATCTGACATCCATTTCATTCCTACCCAGAATCCTATACCAGCATCGTTAATTAAATTCCAAAATTTCTTTTTACCATATTGGGATTCATATTCTTTAGGACTTATTCCAGCAAAATAATCAAATCGCTCATCAAAATCTGTTATAACACCATCCATATCACAAAATATTTTATATTTTTGTGATTCTACTTGTTGTTCTTCTTCTTTAATTAAACTATATATGTTTAATAAATCTCCCATAATTAGAATTTTGGTAAAGATAATGCTTTAGATCGTGTTCTCCAAAGATCTATTATTTCTTCTTTTTGTTTGGGAGTTATATCTTGACGAGATAAATAATCATCTATAACTTCTATGAATGGTCTTTTTTCTTTTTTAGCTCTAAAATACATTCCTTGTAGATTAGCATCTATTTCTTTTTCAAGTTTAAAATATTGAGATGGAGATAATAACTCAGCATTAATTAAATTTCTAATAAGCTGATCATTTTCCATATATTTTGATGGGTATTTTTCTATATCTGATTGGGTAATATGTTCAATTTCATGGCGTATAACATCTTTAAGATTCATAGAAATTTCAGACCACATTTCAGGTAAAGTATTTCTATCTATTTTAAAATCAACATATATTATATTTCCATCTTCGTTTTCTTCAAGCCCACCATCAACTTCTAAAGATTCACCTTCATTTATAAATTTTAAAACCGCAATTACATCAAAATCTAAAGTTGGGGATTGAATATATTCTTGATATAAACTTTCTATTTTATCATCTTCAAAATCCTTTTTCCATTGGTTAAATATGTTGGAGGATATTGTATTAGAAATTTTATCGTATTTACCTTCAGTTAATTGTAGTGGGGGATTCTTAATACTATCTTCCCAATTTCTAAAAGTCATATTTCCTTTTTCATATGCCTCTTTTTCAATTTCAGGCAGTGCTCCATCTTCATTTGTATTATCTGTAGCAATATTATCTAATCTATTTTCACAGTTTTGCATATGGTGAATCATCTCATGCGCGAATGAACGCATAACATCTTTTGGATGGCGGTTCATAGTATATAATACTATAAGGCGTTGATTTGGGTCATAATATGCCGTTTTTCCGAAGAAATTATTTGCATTTTTATCATCGTTTTTAATAAATCTAACTTTAGGTAATGGTTTAATATTCATACCTTGATTTACCATGTACTTTGTAAGTGACTTTATCAAAGAAGGGAAATCCATAAATAATATAGAATTATTTTCTAATGTTAATTTTGGGTTTGAAGTTTGAAAATTTCGTTTACGCATTATAGTTTTAGCAACTAAATCCATCTCATCATTTTTTCTATCATAATTTAAAACAAATGGTAAATTAATATCAGTACGTAAATTATGCAACACAGCTTGGAAATCATTTGGTAATTTAGATAATTTTTCTCCGTATTTTTCTGCTGATTTGGTGAATATGTCTTCTAATTCTTCTACAGATATTGGTTTTCCATTTCGTATATCATTTATTCTTTCTAGGAAATGACGAGTAAATTTAATATCTATACCATATTCTTCAAACCACTCATCCGCAATTTTTTCGATATTATCTAATTCTGGTTCAGTAATTATTTCTTGTATGACAGATTTAACATATTCAAATATTATATCTTGTTCTTCTCCTGTTAAATCCTCAGGTAAGAATTTTAAGAATTCTTCCTTAGATTCCATTGCAGCTTTTCTAGCTGCAGTCCCACTAATTCCACCAGAGGTTATAATATTTAATACTTGGACTTTATTGCTATACTTTTCAAAAAATGCTTTACGTTGGATAAAATCTTTAATATCATTTTCATCCCCTTCTCTAGTACCTATAACAGTATATATTGTATTTTCTGGGTTGTCTTGGATATATTTTTTAATATATGAAAGTGGTGATTGGGATTTTATTATTTCTATATTGTTGGGGAGATATTTTTTATAAATTTCCCAAACAGATGTTGATTCATCTTGTGATATATTATTTCGTAATCCACTACCTACAACAATATAAAATTTATCTATTTCAGGATGATCTTTTAATGTTTTTTTAACAACTTCAAAATGCCCTCTGGTTGGGGGTTTAAATCCACCTCCATATAGTGCTACTATTTTGGATTCTTGCTCTAGTAATCCTATTAAAAGATATTTGGATAGTCTATTCATTAATGAATTTATTTATTTTGGATTTTACTGATTCTATATTATCAAATTTTGGTAGTTTAGTTATCATAGATTCAATATCTTTATTCAGTTGTTCTTTTTCAGCATCGGATTTTGCCTGTTGTTCTGGTGTTTTAGGTTTACCAATAGCTGTAGATGATTTGATGTAAGGTTCAAGTAAATTTTTATTGAATTCTATATTTGCATTTTTAGGATCGTTATTTAATAATATAAAATTATTTCCAAATGCTTGTCTATAAATTTTTATATTTTTATTTACATCCTTCCAAGTTCTCAATACTATACCTGGCATTAAACTTCTATCACGTTCTTGGTTACGTTGAAGAGAAGTTAAAGGAGAAACATAAATCATTAACATCAATGTTTCATACCCTAAATCCGTTAGTTGTTGTTTTTTATTTAAAACAGAACCAGAAGATGCTCCGGTCCCATCTATGACTATATTATTTTTGTTTTCAATAGATTGAGATAATTTTTCTTTTGTAGCTTTTATAGCTTGTTGTTGGAATTTAGATGCTTGTGAAAGTTGATCTGGGGTGAAATTTTTTTGTTTTAATCCAATACCACTTGTTTTTAGTAGCATTTCATATGTGTCATCTGAATTGATAATTTCATATGATTGTGGTATAATTTGTTTTGATATGTAAGATTTACCGCTTCCTGCAGGACCCGCTAAAAATATAGCTTTTGGTTTCTCTTGTACTTCTTTCAATAATTGAACTAAACTTATCATATTTATACATATTATATCTTTCGTTTAGCGGTTGTTTTAAATTCAGTAAATGAAGGTTTTTCGTTAGGGTTTTCTAAATCAAATAATACTTTAACGGTCGCAAATATATTTAAATTTTCTTCTTGAGTTCTAGAGGATTCATACATTTCCCAATTTTTACCTACCATTTTATCTTTAGATGATTTTCGTTTTGTTGATTTTAACCATAAAATTCCAACTCTATCTATTTTTTTTTCATAACATTCTTCATAACATTGAGCATATATAGCACATTGTAAATCATATGTTGGTTGTAAATGATTTGATGTTTTGAAATCTATAATCCAACGTTCTCCATTAATTTCACATACTAAATCACAGGTTCCTGCTACTTTATATTTATCTGAAAATAAATGTACTTCTTCTTCAATTAATTTTGGGTTATATGTTTCCCAAAAATCAACAAACCTTAAGAACATTTTCCAAACCTCAACATCATATTGAGGGTGTTTATTTTCATTTAAAAATGACTGTTCTTCTCCTTGAAGATAAGATTCAATAAGATTATGTGTCGCTGTTCCTTGTTCTCCTGCTTTTTTAACTATATAATCAGCAGCAAAACCTACTTGTTTAAGCCATTGTTCAAAATATTTTCCTTTGGGATATGATGATAAAACATGAGTAATTGATGGATAATATTCACCATTTCGTTTATAATAACGCGAATCAGGCATAGTAATTTGTTGGTAATCCTCAGATATTTTTAATACTCTATCATATGATGTTTTATATGTTTTTTCTTTAAATTTTTTCATATCAATTGTAATTTATTTTCCATTAATTTATAGTTAGTTAATGGTGTTGTTTTTTGGATTAGTTTTGTGAAGTATTCAAATCCCATATCAGAAGGATCTTTTCCTTCTAGTTTTACTAAATATACTTCTTTACCTTCGTTAAGAAGCAATTCACAAAATTCTAAAGCCTTATTTAAAGCATCATTATCAAGTGCTATATATATTTTTTGTACCTTTGAGGTAACGATTTTTTTCATTAATGCTGGTTGGATGTTTTTCCCAAATAAAGGAATAGCATTTCTTTTAATTGCAATAGCATCAAATGGACCTTCACATAATATAATAGGTAAATCCCAATTAATAAACATTTCAAATGGTATAATATCGCGAGATGCTTCTGGGTTGCGGTATTTTATATATGGTTCTTTCTCGAATGATCTCGCGGTGAAATAATTTAAATTACCGTTGTCACTATATGAGGGTATAACTATCATTTTAGCATATTGACCATATTCACAGAATCCCATCCCATATTTGTCTATATCACTCTGTGTAATATTTCTTTTATGCAAATAATTTAGAGCATGTCTTGAAATAATAGTATCGTCAAATTGCCTAAACTCAGAGGGTAATTCAACTATATTTATATCATGTGATTTTTCATACATACCTCCAGTTTTAACTAGTGGTTTTAATTGGGATATAAATTCAGGGGATTGTTGAGATTGTTTAAATAAACTTCTAATAGTTTGACCTTTTTTTCCACAAGTCCAACATGCCCAAGGATTTTTACCTTCACTATTTTCTGTAAAGTTTACTTCTAATTTTGGTTTATGGTGATTGCAGAAAGGACAAATATATGCTTGGTTTCCCCGTGCGGTTCTTTTACCTTGCCCTAAAGCATTATTTACTAAATTTACTAATAGTTCATTTACCATAAATTACAATATACAAAGCTAATTTTGAGAATCAAAGTCTTTCCTGAAGAAACGTCCTTGTATATTATCGTTAATCCAATCATCTGGATTTTCTAATACTCCATGAATGAATAGATATTTACATTCATAATATGTTAATAATTTTTTATTGTCTACTATATGTAGTATTTTACGATCAAAATCTGATTGTTTACCTTGTTTAATTAGTTCTAGTATAGGTTTAGCTGATCCATAATATGTTTTCCAATCTGATTCTTTGACTATTTGTTTGGTTGTTTTAGCTCTACCTCTAGTTATTGGTTGTTCTGCTAATTCTTTTTTAGTAAGTTTTTTTTTTGAAGTATGATAAAGAGATTTCTTACCTAAATAAGATTTACCTGTAGGTAAATGGACTGTGATGTAAATAAAACCAAATGATCCCTCTGGGAAGTCTGTTAATTCTTGTATTTTATTGCCTTTATAAAACCAATTTTCCATAAAATTTATAAATCTAAATTTATCATTATTGTTGTATCTGTTACAGCGGATGAAGGCAATGGTTGAGCTAATTTAGCTACAGCTAATAATTCTTTATTGTTATTATATAAACCAACTGTTGTAACATATGGTGTAAAATATGAACCGGTAGCAAAGCTAGAAATTACACCACTATTTAAGCTCCCTGATATTAAGCTTGGATTTAGAGAAAAATTGAATTCATTTTCTCTAATAGTACATTTGTATTGGGATTCATATATAGTTATTGTACTATCAAAAATACATACTAGATCAGGACTATTAATAAAATCTTCTATAAAGGACATATCATCTAATCCATAAGTACCCCCCTCATAATTTACATAACCATAACCATTTTGTCCAGGTATACCATCATTTGTTAAAATGATTATACCATGTTCATATATTATATCTCCTACTTTTAAATTACCTGATATTAGGTTTCCTTGACTATCATCATATATAACTATAGATGATAAATTATCAAAATAATTATCTATATAACTATCATCAACATAATCATTTGCACCATTTATAGATAAATGAAAACTACCAGGTTTAATATATTCTCCAAATAAATTTGAAGGTATAGAAATTATACCTATAATTTCATTTGAACCTGTTGGGAAATATCTATTAGAAGGTAATGTATTTGCTAAATAATTATAATAACTTGGTTCATATGATGGACCTATTATAGTTCCATCAGTATTAAAGGATGCTGTATTTGCATATGAACCATTATTTCCATATATGAAATTAGAATAATAAAGTTCTCTAATGGAGCGATATATTAAAAATTGATCTTGAGTTGTATTATAACCTGTTGGATTTGAACCAGATACCCACAGGAGAGGGTCAATGTTATTTCCTATAAATAGATCAATTCCTGAACCAGTTAAAGCAGTAATTCCATTATATAGAAATGTTTTATTTACTTTAAAAGGCGAGACTATAACATCCGACGTAATAAATGGTTTGAATATATTCATTCAATATTTTTTAATTTTATCAACCACTATATTATGTTGATTGCAAATATGTTAAATTTACTAAAGAAACACTTATTAGTATCAAAAATCCAACTTCACGCGGATTAAACTTTCTTTTGTGAAATCTTTAATTAAAGGTCTTGACAATTTAGCTACAGCAACTAATTCATTACTATCATTATATAAACCAACTGTTGTGATATATGTTTGTGGATTATTTATAAAACTATTATAAATTACCTCACCTGTGGATCCGGAAATGAATGATGGGTTTTCTGAGTAGTTAAATTCACTATTTCTAGATCTAACAAATATAAAATCTGATGTTATGGTTTCTTGAGAATTAATAGTAAAATTAGCACCACCCTTAATAGCAGAATATAATATTATATTATTTAATCCATCATAACCATTAGATCTATTAGGGGTAACTTTAATTGATTGAGATATAGCTGATGGGTTTAATAAAATAAGTCCTAGGTCTGGAAATACTAAACCATATGAACCTGATCCTAATACATATCCACTATTTGCTAATGATCCTGCTGATCCATTTGATCCTGAAATTAATTGGAATACTCTGGATGCACCAATAAATGTATTAACTGATATATCATTTGAATTATCTGTTAAATTAATTATACCTCCAGAACCTGATAATTTTATATTTAAGGATCCAGGAAATAAAGATTCTTTGTAGCGAGCTCTTTCAAAATTTAAAGCCCAAAAGTTTGAAGATGTGATTACATTATTTCCAACACCAAACGTAAAATTGGAATTTTCATCCTCTAAAATTAATGTTCTATATTGTCCATAAGTTGTTTTTGTTGGTGAATTTTCCGGTACCGCGCTGTTATATAATGAACTACCACTACCTTTAGAATCACAATAAGCTATATCAAATTGAACAACAGCTTCTGCGGATGATGTTTGATATATACTTAGATAATAATCACCTGATATGCTTGCTTCTTGTATTGAATTTGTAATGAATGTAGTTAATGTTGGTGAATCTGTTGACCAAAGCGTAGATGTAATTGAATTACTACTTACCACAAAATCTTCAGCATCGAATCTTTTAAAGCTCATTTATTTATTTTTTAGTTTGTTTTGTTAATAGTAATAGGAATAGTTAATCTAGCACCACTATCTAAACCTACAACGGTCAATGTAGCAGATAATTGAGTGTTTATCCCAAATAAGGTATTTACAGTAGTTGCTCTTAAATTGATTTGAGTTCCTGTAACTGTTGTTGAAACGTTAGTTCCTAATGTTGTTGTTGTATTAGCTGTAAGAGCGGATGTTGTATTAATACCAACCCCATTAAATATACTCATTAAACGAACATCTGAAATTGTAGCTGAATATCCACTAGTTTCATATGCTTGAGTATTGCCTAAATAATTAAGGGTTTGTGGTGTAATAGATAATGAAGCTCCTTGTACTAATGAAATAGCTGCATATCCTAAATCTAGTACAGGTAATTTAGCAGTTCCACGAGGTAGAGTAGCTAATTTATATTTCATAATCTGTGTCTCCTGTGGGAAAGCTTCTAGTAAAGGCATATTTTCAATAGCTTCACCATAAAAAGAAGAACCTGAAGGATGAGTAGGGTTATATAGAGTATAATCTATCTCATCATCTGCTAAGGCAAATTGAGTAATTCTAAATGAGCCATCATTTTTAGCTAATAATTCTCTACCTTTTGTTGTTAATATTGCGTCAATTGTAACAACTTGATTATTTAAATATCCGATGATTTCTAGGTTTTAATAATTAATAATATATTATACTAATAAATATTACGGAAGCAAACCTTTTTGTGTAAGATCTGTAATAAATATATCTTTGTTTTTTCTTAATGGTAAACTTACGAATTCAGGACTTACAATATAAGGGCCGGCATCATTTCCTGGTTTGAGTCCTTCAAATATAATTACACTAGCATCCTCAACATATCTACGAATTGAGAATTGATCAAGATTTACTGATCCTGAAATGGGTAGAGGTTTATCCATTTCTACGGCTATATGACTGGGGAATAATAAAAATTCTGGGATTAGAGTTGCTTTATTTACCTTCCATACTTTATCTTCTCTTCCTTCAAACCGGAATTCATCCCCTGCTTCTAACCCCCAGGGAAGTGTAATAGGTTTAAATCCTGAATTTGGTATATTTTCTTGGAAAGTATTTGATGTATTAAAATATGTTACTAATGTAGGGTTAGTAGTATATAATATGTTTTTAAAAGATGTTGTTGAAGATCCCGATACCCATAACCCCACAGTAGATATAGGTGATGTGGGGGTTGGAGATTGTGTAATTTGGATTTTAGATGTGGATTCATAATAAACCATAGTATGTCCTGATATTATCATTATTGAGTATTCATCTCCATCTACTAGTTGATCATGGGGTATGGTATAGGAAATATTTAATGGGTTGGATTGAGCCATACCATTTATATATCCATTATTATTAACTCCAATAGGTATTCCTATATATGTTGTATTATTTTTAATAAATTGAGCATATGCTGTTGATTGAAAAGAATTATTATTTGTTATATATAATTCAGCATTTAAAGTAATACTAACCCCCTCAGATATCATTCCTGTGGTTATTTTATAACGTTGTGTTGGGGTACTTCCAACATATGTTAAATATGGAGGTAATGCGGATCCTGAAGATACTATTGTAGGCATTTTCATTTCAACAAACCCAGCACTTACACCACCAATATCATGATATGTGGTAGGTGATAATAATGCTTGAAAATCAGATATAATATTACCAGTTTCATTTTTATCAGTTAATTTTATAGTTGATAAAAAACTACACCCAGGTATACTTCCTGATTGATTATATAATAAATTTTCTATCCTATATCCTCCTCTAATGATATTTCTATAGTTATTTAGTCCTGAGCCTATTGAATTCGTGGAAATTATTAATTTCTCACCTGTTAAGAAAGTATTTTGAGTATTTGTTAGTGAATTTTCCGAAGTGTTTGGGATTGAAATAGTGCCATTTTCATCTATTAAATATCTTATTACAATCGCAGATGAATTCATTTTATTAGGAGAATATTCTTCTATAGTATCACAATAAGCTATATGAATTTTATTAGATTCTACATTTGGTAATTTTCCATAGGTATTAATATCAGATGGAGACCAAATATTTATAAATTGAGAAGTAGTTTTACTACCATTATATCTGGGATTTGTATGGCGACTTAGGGTATAATTTGAGTCTTGTATTTCTGCTTTTTGAGCATCTCCATCAATCAATAAATCAAAATTAATAGGTACTAAGGCACCTTGATTATAATTAACATCTTGATATATTGTGCTTTTTCGATTATTTGAAATATTATTAATAAGTGAGTTGTTATCACTATTATAATAATTTGTGGTTGTTATATATGGTTCAAGAATAACGGAATCTAATTCTGCAACTGATGGGGGAGTTGATTGAGTTATATTAATACTTCCTGTTAGAAATACAGGAGTTCCTGAATTTCTAGATATTTGTAATTTAAGTTCATCTCCAGGTAATGCATAATATGTAGCTGTAAGAGATATATTTGGATTTAATATTGAAATAGCACTTGAAGTTGCAGCTAAGTCTGTAATTACTCCGTTAATATTAACTACTCTTATAATAAAATTAGCATTACCACCTGATGATCCTTGGAATAATGCTGAAGCTGAAATATATAAAGCTATATTATTAGACATTGAGGAAGTATATAATCCTGATGAAGTATTGAAGTAATTGTTTATATTTCCGGTTGTTTGGGACCAATTAGTTAGGGTTTGGAAATTAGGGCCTCCAAGAGTTAAACTTGATGTGGTAGAGGAATATATATTATAATCTTTAATATAATTATCTATGCCGGTTCCTATAATGTCAATATTTTGATTTGAAATTTGGTATAAATAATAGTCAGGATACTCATTTATATTTAATATTTTATATGATGTATAAATAGGATTATTAGTATATTTAATTAATAGATTTATTACTTGCCCTAAAGGAATATTGTTATTAAATCCATTATTATCAAACTTATGGATTTTTATGTAAGCATTACCTTTTTGCCCAGGAGGATTTAAAATACTTATTTTATTTATTTTAGGAGCTAATATTAATATTTCTCCAGGATTGGGATATGTTAGTGAATTTGAAAATTGATCTTGGGTGAAAGTTGAATAATCTAATTGTTCATATAATTGATTACTATAAAGAATAGGAGTATAGTTAAATCCATGTAAATCTACAGGATATGCTTGGTTTAGACTTTGTGTTGTAATTAATATTATAGATCCACTAAATTCACCGTTAAAAAACTCATCTTGATTATCATGCAACATAGTCACTGATCCTGATAGTGTCGGGTAAGTTTCGTACCAACTTTGGGTTATTCCAAATCTATTAGTAGGGCTATTACTATCAAGACCATATGGAGAAGTTTCAACTCCATTAAAAGGATTAAACATCCCTGCTGCCCCACCTTCAAAATGCTCTACAGTTCCCGGTTCGTAATTATTCCATTGTGGTTTTAGAGTACCAGAAATATCTAAATCACTCCAAGACATTTGAGGTTGAGGGTATCTATTTCTTTCAAGTAAATGTTGTTTTATAACAATACCAGATGCAAGACTTGTACGTGCGGGTACAAAATCTTTTATCATTTTAAATAAAGAGTTATCAAAGAATTTAATAAGTCTTATATAATCAAATAAATTATAATTTTTAGTATATTTTTCAAAGTATGAATTTCTTAAAGTATCTAAATCAGGATATGAAGTAAGTTGAGAGGATCTAAATGCAGGATCACCTATAAAATCTCCTATATTGAAATATCCAATTTGGGATGAAATATCATCATTTATCTCATCTTGTGGTGAAAATGCTACCTCAAGTAAATTTGTTGCAGGGGTATAACTTGCACTTACCTCTGAATTTTGTACTATTCTTCTATAAGCAGATAAAGTACTTCCAGAAGGCATTATATTGTCTTCTAATCTAATTTTATCACTTACAGCGTTTTGGATACCTATTACTGGTTGATCATAGAAGAAATATTCTGTATTAGGTATGAATGTTGGTTTTGAATATGCAAAAGAAAAGTTACTATTTCCAACAAATGAACTAGTAGGAATCCAAGAACCAGTTACTTTAGGATGTATTGAAGTTAATCCAGTATATAATTCTCCACCTAAAGATGCTCTAAAAGCAAGTTCATTGGGTCCACTATTTAGTGAATTTCCTTCAATTGAATAAGGATTCATTACATAATCTTTAAATACACTTTCACTTATAGGGTTAGTATAGTATCTAATTTCTTGTAAAGAACCAGTAGTAGTATATCCAAAATAAACATCATTAAAACTACTCCAAAGTCCTGAGGAATCTAAAATTGATGAAGAAGCTATAAATCCTAATAAAGTTCCATTATCTCCCCCCTCATATATTTTATTAGAAGCATATAAATTAAAAGTTATATTTGATGGGTTATCAATATCAGTAGAAGCATTTAATAAAACAGACCACCATCCTTCATTGTAGAATGGGAGATAAACACTAGCTGTTGATGTTGGGTAAGAAGTATCTGGTGTAAAAGTTAAAGTAGCATATTGGTAATAAGGATCAGCTATTGAACCACTATATGAGCCACTAGTATATCCTGAGCCTGTATATGAAATAGAAAGTTCTTGTTTTATTTGAGGATCAGAAAATAGTATTTGATTAGGTGAACCTAATAGAGGATCAGGTGTATCGAGTTTAAAACGGAACATAACAGCTCCAGGAACATTATTTATTGATCCCCAATCCGTATTTAATCCCCAAGAAGAAGTAACATAATTACTAGCTGATGTGTAGAAAGTATAATTGAATTCATTTTGCCAATAATCCCAATCATTTTTTTCAACTTTATCTTTACCTCCATACTCATTTATTCTTAAAATAGTATCAGGAATACCATATGAAGTAATAAGAGCGCGTAATCCAGGTATAGTACCTTTTGATTTCAGCAGGTATGGTAAATTATGGTATATGCGTTTATATAACGATTTATTTACATCATCTAGCGGTAAATAATCGTTTGAAGCAGAAATTAAAGTATCAACATATTCATATCCACTAGGTGTTGGAAGTGAACCTGTTATATTTGGAAATGGAAATAAACCACCTTCAGGAGTTAATCCTAAGAACGCTGTAAATAAATCCTCATTTGAAAAATTATTTTGATATAATTTAATCCCAAAATCTCTAATAGCATCTGCTACTATGTCTTTAGATATACCAGATTCCAATCTATTATCAGCATCAAATTTTTGTGTAACATCTTTGTAATATATCCAAATATTATCAAAATGTTGAGCAATCATATCAATAAATAATTCATATTGAGAATTATCAGGATCGTCTCTTAAAAATTCTGGTATGGAAAATAGTAAGTTATCTTTATTTTTATTATCAAAGGATGATGCTGAGTTAATTATACCTCCAAAGTATGGGTCTGTCTCATTTGGGCTACCAAACCAATTTAAAACTGTAGGACTTGTAGTAGTAGCAAGTTGATATGGGGGTTCTGAAGTTGTTTTAGGCCAAGCATAAGATCCACTACTATAATATAAATAATAATCATAACCGTCAAAATTAGTTATTATATCACTTATTTTATTTTCTAATACAGTAGATGTTTCCCCAACTGCTATAGAGGATGAATTTGTAGAATTAAGTACAGCAATAGAAGATGAATACTGTTCTATTAAACTAACTTTATAATAAAAATTTTCAAGTCTTGTTTGAGCTGAGCTAAAATGGATAAAATTATTAAAATTGGTATAATCAATATTAATATCTATTTCTTTTTCCTCTAGTAAACTATTTAGTTGATTGTGTGAACTTGTTAAAGAGGTTGCAATTAAATCAGCATATGATAGTTCTAATGAAGAATTATTTACTTGATCTTTTAAATATAAATTAAAATTAGGTCCTTTAATAGGAGTTGTATCTTGAATTATAATTGGTTCATCCTCAAAATTTACTTGATAAGCTATTGATTCCTCAATAGAGGTAACAACCCATAATGTTGAATTTAAATCAAAATCATCTGGTAGTGGCTCATATAATTTAACAAGTATTGTTGGATTATTAGGATCTTGATCATCTAAAGATATATTATTTGATATCAATAGTTGGTTATCTCCAAAGTTTAAATAAAAATCTAGAAAATAAATACTATTATTTCTTTCTTGAATAAATGTATTTGTTTTTTCAACTATATCTAAATTAGATAAAACTGTACTATCCAATCTTACTTCAGTTCTATCAGAAGAAATTTCAGTAATGTATAATTGTTCAATATTTGAACCAATTTGCTTATTTAAAAAGTTATAATAAGTTATATAAGAACCTTGATCAAATCCATCTATTAAAAGTGATTGTTCAGGATCAATATTAATACTAGATAAAGTATTATTTAAACCTGCAGATTGCCCATCATTTGTAACTGTGTACTGAGTATAATTATAATCTGTAGTTAATAAATTTTGATTTAAATCGTAAGTAAAATACTCAATATAACTACTTGAGGATAAAGATGCAGTAACATTAAATGTTGATATTAAATTTATATCCTGACCTATATAAATTTGGGTGGTTAGGTCTTGGGTATCTATTGGTATTATTTCTGCTGCCATTATTGTGGGTTAGCTAATGATGTTCCTGTTTGTAATTCTATAACTTGTTTTTGTGAATCAAGTAATTCAGTTCTCAATTGAGTAATTTCTGCTTGAAGTGCATCTATTATAGCTTGATTAGCAGTATAATTAATATATTCACTACTAGTTTTAATTAAATATTCGTGTGAATTAGTATTACCTAATTCGTTTATATCATAAAATAAATCGTTATACATAGTAAAAAAATCATCAGTAGTAGGTTGAGTATTTAACTGTTCTTGAACTGTTTGAACTCCTAACTGTGTAAATGAAGTATCAATTATCTTTTGATAATCATTTTTATTATATACTTGTTTATTAAAATTTATACTTTCACTCATCCATTAATTATTTTAAAATAATAATGATCATCAAAAATAATAGTTGAACCATCAATTATAGTCTTAATTAAAATAGTATAATATCTCTCAGGTTGTAAACCATTCATATATATATCAAAATAATTACTATTATTATCAGCACTAATTTGAGTATATTGATTATCGAAGTTAATAACAAATTCGTTAGTATCCAAGTCTTTCACAGCATAATATGAAGAAGTTGGTAGATAATTTGGATTTATAAAATATGATGATGTTTGGAATGTTCTTGTAGGGTATAAAGGACTTACATTTACTCTAAATCTATTCACACTACTAGGATAAAATATTCCTGGGTTTTCATTTATAGCCAACTTTAAATTTGAAGTAGTAACTATATTTCCGGGTTGGGAGCCTGTTAGCACTGTTGAGTAATCTATCCAATTAAATTCTAATTGTGGTGGATATATTGTATTTGTATCAACACTATAATATTTTATGATAGGTTGAACATATTGACTTGAATTAAATTCTAAGGATTCATCCCATTTAGTAATAAAACCATTATTTGGGATAGATCCACTATACCATTTAGATACTATAGTTTTAACACTTACACTTAAATCTTTATCACTTCTTAAACCAAAAGATTGAGTTACTAAATATGACGATACTCCTGGTCCTGAATAAAACCAGTTTCCTCCACCTTGTCCTGCATAGCTAGAATCATATGATCCTGTAAAAAGTTCAGATCCTATTGAACCATTCATACTCCATGGAATTGATCCTGAATAATTTGGGTATGTCCAAGATATTCCGTCTATTGTTTGAGGTGAATCTAAATATTCACCCGTTCCATTATTCCAATCTTGAGCAACAGGCCATATTTCGGCTGTATATTCTGATGATATTCCTTGAGCTGTAGCTACAAATAAATTTAATTTAACATCCCATTGAGAGTTGCCAATTTTATCATTTATAACATTATTAATTTCTGTAGAATCAAATTGGGTTAAAAATCTAGATACTCCAGGATTTCCATCTATAGTTAAAGCATTTGTAATTTCACTTATAGCATCCATTCCCGAATTCATAAGGGGAAGGGATGAATATATAGAAGCATCCTTATATGGAAATATTTTATAAACAGCCATTTTATTATAAATATTATAAAGGAACTACTTTACCTTTAATATCTAAATTAGGATATCTAACTTCAAATATGCTTGGATCCAATGATGGGTAAATTATTTGATTTTGTGTAGCGCTTATTATATCATATGCATAAGCCGAGTATCCAGAGGTTGTACCTGCTTTATTTTCTATTTCAATATTTTTAATAGTTTGAACACCTTTAATTTTATCTAACATTATGTATAAATCTCTTAACATTATAGGTTGATTTAACTGCCAATTATCAATTTTGAAATAATTTTGAAGGGTTGTTATGCAAGATAATAAAACTTCATTATTATTATATTCTGGTAATACTATTATCTCGAAATTAACTCCAATATTAATTATAAAAGCATCTCTAATTTCAATATTATCACCAATTATTCTATATTGGGATAGATAAGTTCGTAAATTATTTTTTAGAGTAGTAGAGGCATAATCTAATTGACCCTCTGAGTTTTGAGATAGGCAATATAAGTTTAAGGTTTCAATAGTTGAAACTTGATTGTCTGTTAGTTTAGGTTGTTCAATGTATGCTTTAGTAATAGCACCAAAATTAGAAGGCATACTTAGAGCTCTAACTAAATAATCATCTGCTGTAACTGATCTTTGTTGGGATGCTGCTAATGCTAGAGCATTTTGTCTAATTTCTTCTATAGTATCTCCATTCTTTCCACCACTTGCTGCTAATGGGTTATTAGTTGCTAATGAATTAAATATATAATCTGCCGTGGTATTATTTAAATTAATATTATTAAATTTAACTCCATAATTATTAGGTTTAGTTAAAGTATTAGCAGCTATATTAGAATTAACACCCCCACCACTTAAATATCTTACAGTTAAAGCGGTATTAGAGGGGGAAATTCCATAAGTTCCAGTATATAAAAAGTTAACAGGTGAATATGCTGCTGTTAGTTTATCTTTTATAAATGGTAATCCTAAACCTACATTATTAGGATTGGGTGTTATTTCTTCATCAGTATTACTTGGAGATCCAGCACCGAATTGGATTTGTATAGTATTACTAGATTTAATTCGAGTTGAAAAACGTCTTTGTATCTTTTTAAGTCTTAATAAGTATGAGGTATCTTGATTAATATTAGGATCATTTATGTTAGTATTTTTAATAGGATTGAGAATCATTTCTTGCCCCAAATGGTCTACTTCATACCATATATTTCCATCAGAATCTACTATATCTAATATCTCTATAAAATTTGAATCTGTTAATTCTATAGTTGTAAAAGGCTGTACATCTCCAAATGTAAATGTCTGAGTTATAATTTTAGAAGATATAGCATTCCTACTTTTTTTTAATAAAAAATATTGTGGGATATTTCCTGCTATTTGATATACTGAAACTTCTGTAGTGTCTTGGGAACTAGAAACTGAAAAATCAATTTTATCTTGTATTACAAAGGATTGTCCAGATTGGGAACTTATTGCAGTATTTTCACTAATACTTAAAGCATAATCATAATCAGGAACTACAGATCCACTTACTGTTTTTGCAGGTAATTGTTGAAAAAAATCAATAGATACTTGAGCAGCAGCTGTTAATTTTGGTTTATATCCAAACATATAAGATAATTCATATATGTTATTGGTTTGTTGAGCGTATTGTATAAAATTTTCTTGAAATTGATTATCTAGATAAAAACTTAAAACATCCCCAACATATGATGCTTGTTCCATAAATAACATCCCAGGAGATGAAGGAGAGAAATCATTATAAGTATCAGGAAAATATGTTTTAGTATATTCAATTAAACGTTGTCTAAAATCTGAAAAATCTCTATTTATGTATTTTATATCTCTATTAGTGTTTGCCATTATTAAAGTTGGATTTCTAGGTTATCTGTAATATTAGTATTAATTACAGAATAATTTAAAGTTACTGTAACTTGATTTGTATCTACTTGACCTGTAACTATTAAATCATTTATTGTAATGTTTGGGAAATAAGTATTCAATTTTGAATTTATATCTTCTCTAAGGAAATTTAAATTATCGTTAGTAATTTGTTCAAAAATAAAAGCACGTAATCCGGCTCCAAATAATGGATTTAAATATCTTTCTCCAGGATTTGTTAAAAAGAAATTAATTAAATTATTTTTAATAGCATTCTTTGTTAGATAATTCGATTTAAAAACCGCAGGACCATTAAAAGGAATATCTACCCCAACAGCCTTACTAGCGTTTAGATCAATAGGATATATTTGTTGGGGATTAAAAGCCATTATTTATTACTCATTAAATTCATTATTTGATCCATTCCAAGATCTCCAGCGGGTAATTGTCCATTTATAGTATCTGCATTTACTCCCGGATTAAATCTTGCAACATCTTGAGAAGTAAAACTTAAAGCAGTTTCTCCTAAAATATCCATATAAGATTGTCTTCGATCCATAGTAATATTTGGAGGTGAAGAAGGTGAATTAACATTAGGTTGAGGAGTTATATAAGACTCTCTAACTATATGTTTAGGGGTTTTAACGGCTTCTAATAAAATGTCTTTTAATTCTTCTTGAATTGCTTCTCTTACTGATTCTTTAATGAATCTTTTTAAATCACTGGCTTTCATATAATTATAAATATTTGGTTAGTCTGCTTTTAAATTATTTTGTTGTATATAGAATACAAGTTCATCTATTAATATCTGATCAACTGAACTATAAGACCATTCTCCTGTTAACATTACAATTCCTCCTTTATTTCTGGCTATAGATCTTCTGCGTTTAAGTGAATTTGTTGTAGGTTCTGTTTCAACCCCCATTTCAAATCCATTTACATTTATAACTATAGGAGATAGTTGTTGGGTTTGTTGTTGAGTTAAAGCTGTTAATTCTGCTGATATTTGTTCTTGGGTAATGTTTGATTCTTGGGAGCAGAATTGGGTGATTTTATCTAAAAGATTTAAAAATGCAAGTACTTGTTCTAAAATAGATACTAATATTTTTAATATAGATGCTATACCTCCACTCCCTTGTTTAAGTTTACCAATAGTATTATTTAAAAAAGTTTTAACATCTTGCACAGCATTAATTACAGATATAGGAATACCTACACCAGCTACAGCTGAAGGGGTAGGTAAAAATTTTAATATTTGATATGTATTATCAATAGTTGATATTGTAGTATCTGATATATTGATTAGATCTGATGCTTTGGTTATAGTATTAAGGATTTTATTTAATTGGTGAGTTAATTTATTTTTTGTGGATATTATTTTAGCTAAATCTTCTTTGGGTGGGCAAATAATTAATGATTTTAAAGATTCAGTTAATTGATATTTATTTTCATTAACTAATTCTTGTATTTTAGTTAATCCATATTTAGCAATTAAACCTAATATTAGAGGTATTACTGTTTTCTTTAACTCATCTATACTTAAATTTAATTTCTTTTGCACATTAAATTCAAAAGTTATATCAGTAGTTGTATAATCTTTAACCTGATCATCTTTAAGAGATAATAAATCATTTATTTCTTGTTTTAAGTTAGATTCTGATGGGTTTAATCCTATTATTCCTAAATTAAATTTTATATCACTTGTAGATGTATATGGTATATATTTTAAATGGGTATATTTAGATTTAATAAAATTTAAAGGAAATTCAGTTGGTTTTATCCCAGTATTTAGTATTAATGGGATTTTAATTTCAAATTCTCCTTTATTATTAGTTCTAGATGTTTTTAATAAACTAATTACTTTTACACCCTTTAAAGGTTCATTAGTTTTTATATTTACTACAATCCCAGTAACAGGGATTAATTTTATTTTTTTTGGAGGTGTTGGGATTGTTGATGGTTCATTTTTAGGTAATGAATGAATATTAACTGTTGGTAATTTTATTCCAAGTATATCAAGAATCTTAGATAATTCTATTTCATCTAATAAATTAATAGATTCACTAGGATTTGATAAATCACTAGTATCTACATTCATTGAACCAGATCCAGACATTTCCATTATTGTACTTTTGTGGTTTTAGATTTTAAACTACCATTATTTAATTGATCTACAACACTATTAAGTGTTAAAATGACATTCCCTGCAACGGCATTATACCCTGTTTGTAGATTTCCTCCAGGCCAATTTTTATCTACCTCTAATATTGTAGCTAAATCTTTAACTGCTTTTGTTAATTGTTTTAACATTTCAATTGTAGTATCTCCTTTTAATACTGGTTCTGTGGCGTTTTTAGATCCTAATTTTATATCATTTGAATTAATGTAAAATGATTTAGTATCCATATTAATAGTTCCATTAGTTGAAAATCCAATGGATTTTTGAGAACTTAATAATATGCTATCCATTTTAGCATTTATTACTATTCTATCAGAATTTAATACTATTTGAGGATTTACAAATTGACTAGGTGGGATTGGTGGGTTTATATATGAATCATATAACTCACTAGCTACTTTAAAGTCTTTGAGTTTTTGGGTTGAAGTTAAATAAATAGAAGATAAATCATTTCGAATATTTTCAGTTATAGGAATCCAACTATCTACTTTAGGATCATTAAATTGCCCATTTCTTAATATAGTAATAGGATCTCCATTATTACCTACTGATGACCAATTATTAGCATATAATGATAATGATTTAGCTGTGCTCCCAAAACGTAAACTATTTCCAAATCTACCTTCATACATTATATGTCCCTCAAAAGGCATTAATGGTCGAATATTAGATTGTTCTATAAAATTAGCTTGACTTGGATTATTTATAGGACTAGATGGTATTGTTTGAGGTTGATTATCTATAATATTAGTTGCACCAGCCTCTATTTGAGAGTAATTTAAATTTTGGGATGGTGGTGTTATATTTTGAGTAATAGATGGAAATTGATTACCATTTGGGGTAGAAGTCCCAAATAATCCTAATGATTCTTGATAAAAAAATTGAGGAGTATTACTATTAGGGGTAGTACTTTGAAATAATTCAACATGCTCATTTATTATTGGGTATTTTTTTGAATTTGGATTTGATGGTAATGCTCTATAAATTTTACCAAAATTATTAGGTCTAGTTCCCGCCCCAATTATCATTCCTAATGAATTTAACCCAATACTACCATTTTGTATTAAAGGATGATTTTCATCTAATATTATATCTATAACCCTTACTATTAAAGGTAATGTTTTTCCTCCTGAAAAATTTTTAGGTTTATTAAGATTAGTAGCTCTATTGGTTAGTGCTGGAAATCCAAATTTAGTACTCATTAATCCTTATTAGTATTAAAGTTTTTAATCTCGGCTAGTAATTGTGCTTTTTCACCTTCAGTCATGCCAAAATTACCATCATCTGATGATTCTGAGTTAACTGCTCTTTGAATAATTGTAGCCATTTTAATTAGTTGCTCATCATTTTTAATCCCTAATTCCATATATTCCTTAATTAATGGGACAATAAGGGTAGCATCACCTATATCATTAATAAGTGGTTTTAATTCACCAATAAGAGCGGAGATTTGAACTTCTTTTTTCTTCTGATTATTATATATTTCTTCTAATATATCGGAGAATTTCTTCTTTCCCCAAATATTTTTATTTAAATTACTCATAAATATATATTTGAATTTTTTTTATTATAAATATCAGATATTAATCTTTTCGAAATTTATATAATCATTTTCTAAATAAAATATATAACTTAATTTAAATATATTTTGCAATACGTTTACTATTTTGGTGATTTTCGGAGTCTTAACATCTATTTGTTCATGTATGTAAATATATAAAGCTTTCTTATTAAATAAATCTATATTATCCCTTTTACGAAATAACTCTAAAACAGCATCAGCCACTTGAGCATCTTTTTCTTTTGAAAATATTTTATATAAATTCTTTGAACAAAATTCAACATAATGATCTATAAAAATAGAAAGTTTATCTTTTGTTGGATCACCCTCTATAGTATATGAGTGATTTTCATCATGATATATATCCTCTATTGGTGAGGATTGGATTTTCTTTTTATAATTTTTATCATTATATAAAATACACCAACGTTTTACAATGGTTCCAAAATAAGAATATGCTTTGGAACCCTTTGTATGATCAAATAAATGTATTTTAGAGAGAAGAAAAATAATTATCTCATGTTGTAAATGTTCTAAATTATCCACATCTGTATTATAAAATTTAAATGTATGGATAATATTTTGAGTTAATTTAAAGAAGGCATAATGTATTTCATCTTCATATATTTTATTCTTTATATTAAAATCAGAGGTACTATTATATCTTATAATAGCATCCTCTGTATCTTGTGTAAAATACTTTCTTTTCTCTCTAACTTTTTTAACTATCATTCTTTAATTCTTATTACTTTAAAATCATTTAAGATATCTTGAATTTGTTTGACAGATTTAAAGAAAAAACCAATTTCATCATCTGATTCAAAAGAACCTTTATTATCTATTTCTTTGAGCTTTTCATCTGTGATTTCAATAGTTTTGGAAATTTTATCAAGATATTCTAAATACCCCATTAAAATATCCTCTGCTTTTTCTTGTTTTTTCATCAAGTTCCAAGTTGTGAAACCTAATATTATAACTGAGATTGATAATACGGAAATTAATAATACTGTTATCATATATTGTCTAATAGATTTTTTAATCCTTCACTTTTAATTGAACTTAATGCTCTATCTTTTGAAGGGGATTTTTTATTTTCCCCCAATGTAAAATTCTTTTTTCCGTTATCCAAGGATTTTTTATCTTCTTTTAATTTAGGTAACCATTCTCGTTCCCATTCAATGCGAGCAGCCATAAGATCAGCCTGATGTACAATAAAAGGAAGTGATGTTCTTGGTTTTGTTTCAACTCCAAATCCCATTAGATATTTTTTATTAGCTTCATCATATAAACCATCATGTGTCTGGATTGTAATCATCTCATTAAATGTATATGGAATATTATGAGATTGAAGTAAAAATAATCCACGATCTGGGATTGATGAAAATGGTATTTTAGTATTATGAGTATAATCCTCACCTAATTTATCTTTTCTCCATTGATCAGTTTGAGGAATATATGCTTCCTCTTCTTCTGATCCCATTTTACCTAAATCATGATTTAAAGCACTGAAAACCAGCTCTTCTAACGTGAAAGTTGAATCATCTACTCCCATCTCACCCCATAATTCGGCTTGCTTAAGAGAGCATTTAATTACGCGATTAACGTGTTCAACATATCCTCCTGGAAATGCATTGTGATATTCTTTTTTATGTGCTGCAGGCATTAAAATAATTCTTTCCTGGAATTTATTATAAAAATCAAATAATTTTTCCTTTCTAGGAGATGAAATATATTCCTTAATGTAAGACATTAATTCACTCCAGTTATCCTGGATTTGTTCTGCTGTAAGATTCATAACTTATTTATTTTAGATTTAAAATTGAGTTTCTCGTTCAATAATAGATTGAAGATCTTCAATTAATTCAGCTAATTCTAACATATTAGTGTTGATATCTTCTTGGTTTTTAAAATTAATTGCTTGTCTCAATTGTTTTAAACGTCCATTTATAGTTTGAATTCGTCTAAGTGTTAATTCTTTATTATTCATTTGTATTTATTTATAACCCGGACAACATTATCCAACGTTTTATTAACTCTATTCTCTGCTTTCTCTTCTGCTTTCTAACCACAAATGTAATATAAAATATAAATTTTAATCCTCCAAGTTTTTTTCAACAGTATTTTGAATTTTCTTTAAAAAAGCACACTTTTCAAATTCTTCATATTCCTCAAAGTAATGAATTGATAATTTTATAGCCATTAAAAAATTTTCATCTGATATTATTTTTAATTCAGTAACCCAATCTTCATCCTCACTCCAATCAAATTGGCTAATCCAGAACCAAGCTCTGTTATACATCATAAATTCACCCGCATTATCTATATCTTGAACATCAAATTCATCATCTGCTAAGGAAAAAAAATTCACAATCTTTGCTTTAAAATTCATCCCATTATTGATAAGCTTCTCAAACATACCTAACTTAAACTTAGGTGTTTTCTTAAAAGTCTCTAAATTCTCATAAATTAGCTCTTCTCCAGGTTTATTATTAAAAAGCCCAAAAATTTTATTTAAGTCCATAATATGATAATTGATTTAAAGAGTTGATTTTGAATGTAATTTCATTGATTTTGCGCTTTAAAATCTTTAAATCGGATTAAATTTTATTAAATAATGTAATAGGATTTATAAAATGATGGTTTTTCTAATTATAATACCAAATAACATTCTTTAAAGAATATAATTCTTGTAATCTAGAATATATCAATGATAAAATTTATTCTCCTTCTAATCCATTAAATTCCTATAATAGTATTATTCCCCATTTTCTATCACCACCCCTCCTAATATACATATATAAGATATGGGGGTATGGTTATTTTAAGATAAATATATGTTATTTATATCTTTTCCCTAATAACTCAATAGTTTTAATAGCTTCCTCAAGGGTAATTTGAAAGAATTCTTTTTGATTATTTACACTATATGGTTTAAGATATTTATGAATCTCACCTTCTAATGCTTCACCATTAAAGCATCTAAATGCATATTCAACTGTAAATTTAACGGGTACGCCAGTCCCACGAGAAATTTGTTCAGCGCGTTTATCTGGTGTTTTTGTTGTAGAACCAATTTTTACTAAATTAGGCATAGTTGTATTAGTTAAAATATAAACCCAACTATCTCCATCCCCATCTCTACTTTGATATAAGCTATGTTTTCTAGCTGTATAATATGTAATGATATCCCATTCAGAATCCACTGGATCACTAGTTAGGGTAAAGAATGCAGGTTCGGAACCTGTAAAATCTTCATTGAATGGGATTAGTTGTTTGGCTTGATATTCATCTATTCTTTTCATATAACCTTTATTTGGAATTCAGTATAATTTTATTTCTTGAATGGTAAGAAGATAATTTCACAACCTAAGCATACTAATTGAAATGGTGTAAAAATTAATTTTACAATAAATTCTTTAACAATATCTCTTTTTGTATATCCTTTAACTGTTAGGTGTTTTGATAACTCGTTAAGCTCTATTTCCATTTCAATTGAGCTATATAATTTTGAATTTGTTCTACCTAATACTCCAATTAAAATACCCAATGGAATATTTAACAATAAAAACATATTGTTTGGAACAATAAATGGTGAAATCAACATTGCTGAAATTAATACAACTAGTGAAAATTCTAATACTTTTACTTTTCTGTGTGTTGAAGTAAAGTTATTTGGGATTGATTTATTTTTATTTGTAATATCTCCTGCATCTAACCATGCGTGTAATTCTGATGGTGTGCAATCATCACCTGGTTCTTCATTTAAAATTTGTTCAAATGTTCTACCTTTTGAAATTTCTGTATTGATCGAATCTGAGTAATTAGTATTTTCTAACATAACCTTTATTTTTAATTAAAACCTTTATTTTCTTATTTATATTTTAAATATATGAATTTTCTTATGGGGCTCCTAATATTTCTTAAAACCAAAATAACTCTTTAGCGTTAGTTTGTATATTTGTATATATCTTAACCTAAGATGAAAATTTTTTTAGGATCCCTTTTTTGCGGGTCTTTGGATTTTATATTCTTTGGTAGTTTCGAGATTATTAACCTCATTATGGGTATGGTGAATTGGATATATAAGGATATATAATATCGGGGTGGAAAGGTTATAAGAACTCTGAATGAATATATCATACTTTTGGGTACCCGGCACCGCATATACCGACACCAACGCGCGTGGGGATACGTACTAACTACCATATATATACCGCCGCCCGCTCACCCATCCCCACCATGCGTACGTACGTACCCAACTTTTTTAGGAGGGGAGGATCCAAGGTGATTGGGAGTCAATTTTATTGTGAGTCCCGTATTATATATCTCCAGGGTCTCCAGGCTCATTGACTCATCCCATATACTTGGATCTTGAGCCCATAAATACACCATTCACGAACTCCACCCACATGATATACTTGTCGCTAGTCAATAGAGCAACCACACAGTCATCCAAGTTGCCATCTATATTTTGTATCGAGTTGATAACCGTGTTAATGAATTGAGAACACGGTGTGTGTTTGGATTGGCTAATTAAATCTATTATTTGGATTAATGTCATGTATGTTTATTTTTATTTATACGTTAATATACGAATCCACTATCACACACCAAATGCCCCCGTTATGGGAGCATCTGGTGCTATATTCAAGATACCAGTTATGAAGTGGATACTTTTACTGTGAGGGGTGGAGAATCGAACTCCATTATGTCTTGGCATTACCACCCGGTCCCCTCGGGTCTGCAGACCCGTTATAAATGCTGCTTCAACCTACAAAGCTTTGCCTATTGGTTCAGGCGAATGGGTCTCGAACCCATCTTCAACATTTACCTTAATTTCTAGTGGTTAAGTCACTACCTACATATCCCTGAATTTTGTCTAGCATTCCAGCCCAGGTATTTGTTATAACTGTATTTTATAGTCAGGACAGGATTCGAACCTGTATACTTCCTCGGATTCTTCCTCGGCTGTCTCCATTTGCACCACCTGACTATATTTTATATTTCAATGTACTTATTTTTCTTATACTTTAATATACGAATTATTATTTAATAATTTTATTCCTTAATTGATAAGTTCGTGTGCGGCTTACTTGCCATACACCCAACCGTTAGCGGTAATGTTAGGAAACGCTAAAAGTATTCCCATTTGAAGTTTCGCAATAATATCTACCTATTAATCCATTTCTGTAATGAAAATCATTTGCTACTGAAATAGCGTGATGATCTGAAATTGTTTTTAATTCAAATTCTACTTGCTTTATTCCTCCAACAATCTTGAACATTAAAAAAGAAACACTACCGCTAACATCACCTAAACAAGATGGATTATTTTCGTTTTCTAATAACCTTTTTTCTGTAATCATAATTTGTGTTTTTAATAATATTTTTTGATTTTATTTATTTATTTATACTTGAATATACTAACTTTTTAAATACTAGCTAAAATAATATCTACCACAAACTAATATACAATCAATTTCTTTTCTTAAAATCATTTTATAAAGCGTAGAATAACTAACACCAAGCTCTACCGATTTATCAATAAAAGTTTTCATATTATTTATTTATTTATTTATACTTGAATATACGAACTTTTTAAATACTAGCCAAATTAATATTAATACTTAGCTTTAGCTCTTCCACGTGGTTTCTCCTCTACCACATTGAATGGAGCAATGGAAATAATATTCGAAACCGACATACCTTCATTTTTAACCAACGTGATCAACCCTTGAACTGTATCTGATGATTTAGAAAATGTTGAAGTTTTGCCTAAAACTTTAATTGTTGCTTTGAACCTTGTTTTCATAACTTTTATTTTTTAATTATACCTAAATATACGAAATTATTTTAGCCACCGAATGACCTCCATTACGGAGACCATCTATAGTAGTCAGGACAGGATTCGAACCTATACTAAGTGGATACATTTGCAACTGCCCTACTTATGCCAACTTTACCTGACCATTGAGAATAAAATAATTAACTAGGTGCCAACGGTTATATACTCACGCTCAGGGCTTTTTTAATTATGTGTTATTACTCTCGGACCCCAAATCCCCGTTCCCCACTGAGTGGGACGGGGTTAGTTGGGCTTACCTAAATGAATTGAATGTTTAGTTATATATTAAGCAGCTACTACATCCACTAACTCAACTGATTCTTTAACTTGAGCTGGACGTCCTCGTTTAATTGTACCTCCATTAGCTGCTTTTTTAACTTCCAATTCTGCTAACCTTTGTTGACGAGCTGAATTTTTATCAACTGGACGTCCTTGTTTAATCCCTAATGCTTTATTCAAAGCTTGAGTTTTTAACCTAAACTGACGTTCCGAACTTGCATTTACAGGACGTCCTTTCTTTAACGTTCCGGCTGCTTTTTTAGCTTCCAACTCTTTCAACCTTAACTGACGAGCTGAATTCTCATTTACAGGTCGACCTTTGATTGCTACTACTTCTACTACTACTGCTTCAACATTTTTTACACTTTTCATAACCTTTAATTTAATTTATTTAACTTATTAACCTTATTTATACTTGAATATACGAACTATATTTTATATCTGTTATTCCTCTACAATTACATCTTTTATCATTTCATAATGATCCATATCTAAATTATCATAAAAATGATCTAACATAAAATCCTCATCCGATTTTAAATTTAAAACAAATTCATTCCATTCTTCAACAGTTTCAAAATCCATTTCATCAAAGGTAACTGTTTGTTTTACTATTCTTGACATTGTAATTGATGTTCTTTTTTCCATATCTTATATTTTTAATTATACTTAAATATACGAACTATTATTTAATAATTTTATTCCTTTAATATCTAGCTTTAGCTCTTCCTCTTTTTTTCTCATTCAATACTTTAAATGTCTCAATTGTAATTACATTACCTATACTCAATCCAGCTTTATTTAAAGCTATTTCTAGTTCATCCAAAGTATTAGTTGCTTTAGGGAATGTTGAAAATTTACCTCCAACCTTAATTATTGCTCTAAATTGATCTTTCATTTCAAACTTCATAACTTTTTATTTTTAATTATACCTGAATATACGAACTATATTTTATATCTGTTATTCCTCTACAATTACATCTTTTATCATTTAATAATGATCTATATCTAAATTATCATATAAATTCAAGTAAATACGCATGATTCAAGTGTATTAAATGTTCTTTTAGTAATTAGTTATAACCAATGCTTGCTTCGTGCCTTTTTATCAGCATTTTTCTGATTAAGAGCATACAGGCTATTTTCACCGTAAAAAAATTCTTTCAGTCCATTGGCTTTTGCTCAATTTCATTTCCGCTTTGGCTATTCTGCGTTTGCGTTCTTCATCAGTTTCTTTTGGTTCTTGGTATTCACGTTCTCTATGCGGTGTTTCTGTCCCCATCATAGCCATAGCTGCGAACATACTCATCATACCTAATTTGCTTTTCATATTCATTTTTTTACTATTTTTTCGTTATTAAATCGCACTGGTTATAACAGCACCTAACCAAAATTTTTGCGAAAAGCAAAAACTATCGGTTAGCTGCAAACCGTTATAGGAAATTTTATTTTTCCCCACCCACATCGAAATCACGTAATTTTTGACAAAGTGCTTTTATTCTACGTGTTTCGCTTCTTGGATCACTCCAATCATTTCTGATGCTATTTGCCATAGCTTCTATTTTGTCAATAATTTCTGCCTTTGTATTTTCAGGCATTTCAAAGATGTTAATTTCGTCTTCCATTTTTAATTTATTTATCTTATTTATACCTGAATATACGAAATAAATTTAATATTTCTCGTTCCTCACGTGCTTACTTTTACGTGTGTATTTCTTTTTGTTACGGTAGATGTTAAGCCTTGTGGCTTGTTGTAACTCGTGTTGTGTGATCTCAATCGTTTTCATCACCAATATTTAATACTTGTTTACCAAACCACCAACAATCTTCTTTAGTAAATTGATTATCTCTAAAATCAGTCAAATCAAACTCATCACACCTTCCAAATGCAATATCTTCTTTAGATCTAAGTTTAAATTCTTCATTACCATGAATGGTGATAATAGTATCATCATCAAATTGATTTAACCATTCTTTAAATTCTTTAACTGTAGTCATGTTTCTTAATTTTATAGCCTGAATATACGAACAATATCTCTATATTATTGTTCCTTTTGATTTTCTTTTAAAAGGTTTAATTCCACTATCACTGATATATTGTTCTAGTTTATTAGAATAAACCATCCATTTATTCACTTGGGCTTTTAATTCATTAATTTCACATTTCAATGACTTATTTTCTTTTTTAATATCTTTACCACCCATTAACTTATTTATTTGTTCATTTAATTTATGGTTATCTCTACTAAGTTGTTTGTTTCTTTTATATAATTCTGTTGGTGATCTTCTTTCATTATTGGAAATATTTAATAAATTATTAGATTTATATTCTTCAATAAATATTTTTTCCTGTTTATTTACTTCAAATATATCACATTGATGGAGTAAGGTCATTTTAATTTCATATCCTTTATCCAAAACTAATTTAATCCAAATATATAATGGTGAATTTTTCCCATTCATTCCATCTCTAATATGACTTTGCAGTCTTGTTGTAGGATTATCAGTTCTTCCAATATATTTAATTGGTAATTTATTTTATCCATATAATAAATATACGAAAGCCTTTTGTAGTCTCCAAATCTTCCACGGGTGAAAGAATAAACCAACCTAACATGTTGGGTTAGTTTGTAATCTTCCGCGGGTAAACTTTGGATATTTTTGTGTCGATATCGACCCTATTAAGGTTACGAATCGCACCTATGGCGGGTCCCTCGCTATCCAATTTTATTATCCAGTGGTGTGTCTTGTTAAACCAACCTAACACGTTGGGTTATGTTGGAATCTTCCGCGGGTAAACACTCTCGTAATCGCGCATAGTGGCGCATAATCGCAATAGAGGGTATATACTTTTGAGAGGTTCGGAAGGGTGGGGTGGGGCGATGCATGAGGGTTACATTCCTAACCAATCCAATCCCGATTTCATATACGACATCCTCCACATACTCTATTCCCCACACATCATTTTATCACTCTTAATATCATGTTTGACACACTCGTAATCCATTCCGTTGGTTTATCTCGTTGTGTATTCAACTCTCAATATCATATTCCACGTGAGCTTAACTAATGTTAAGATTAGTTCATTACACTCGTAATCTATACCTCTCAATAGCAGTTAACGCGTTTATCTTAGCTTAATCGAACAATTCATCCAACATTAAAACCACACAATTCCAACTACTCCAACACATAATACTTCCTCCTACTATAATTGATACAATAATTGCGAATACAATCATTTTGTTTCTCTTACTCATAGTGTTATATTTTACTGGATATTATTTAGTTTTATCTTTGTTATCTCCAATGGATAATATTATTTTAATTATTTTATTCATATACGTTTATCCATTACTGGATTTTATCTCCATTATTCCTTGTTTATTAAGGTATTCCTTATTTCATCTAGGAATAGCGTTATAAAATTACTATTATCTTTATATACCAAGTCTGGAATTGTTCGGTTAAATTTACACATCTCAATCAATGCATCTAATTCCTGCTTACTCTCAATTGTTATTGCTAATTCAAATGGTTTGAATGGATTTAATTGTTTTGTATCTTTTGTTTCTACTTTCATAATTTATATTTTTTTAATTTATACTTGAATATATGAACTTTCTTTTACTAATTTCATTCCTCAGTTAATTCTTCATCATAAGATCTAATATCTTCTATTTCATTTTTATTTTTAAATACTACTACTTTTCCATCTCTTACCTTAACAAAGAATTCATTACCTTGTTCATCCGTAAAATGTATATCTTTATCCATTCCCATAATTTGTTTATTTTCTTCTATCATAACCTTTATATTTCTTTTATACTTGAATATACGAATTCTATATTATGTATTTGATTCCTTAATTAATTTTAGTATTTCTTCTACACTTTCAATCACTTTAAATCCACCATTGTTATGTGTTAAATGCCCTATAACAGTATGTGTTTCATCTGATTTACCATATATTTGTTTATCTCCTCCTTTATATATGGATCCTATCATATCTATGTTTATATAAATAGGTTGTTTTTTATTTAGTAATGTTAATTTAATTAATTTCATAGCCTTTATTTTTTAAATTTAATTAATATTTTCTTTATTTATACCTTAATATACGAAAGCAGCTTTAATTAGCTGCTTCCTCTGTTGAATCTTCATTCTCACTTTCTTCCACCTTCCTCAATGATAAATTCATATAGTATATCATTTAAAGACTCAATTATGTTTGAAGTATTAACATCTACCCTACTCAACTCAATTCTATTATCATAACTAAACTCAAACTCGGCACTATCAGTATCAACTAAATCACCATTTCTACTATCTAAGATTAATTCTAATTTTTTAGATATTCCACCCGCAATTTCATCCGTAAGTCCTCCTACTTCAATTTGTTTAATCAATTCAATTACTTTATCAATATCAACTGTTGATGATAATGATTTTGCTGTGTTTAGTTGTTCAATTAAATTTTCTTTTTTCATAACTTTTATTTTTTAGTTTATACCCTTTTCTTATACAATCAATATACGAAATTTATTTTATATAATCTATTCCCTAATTTCTATATAGAATAGATACTATCTCAACTTCACCCACATTAATTTCTCTAACGTCCAATGCTTTATAAAAATAAGTATCTTCATCTAACTCATTATCACTCAAATACACTTGTTTGTTTTGATTTAATTTTTGCAATTCCTCAATTAATTCTTTTACTGTCATAACTCTTATTTTTAAATTTATACCTGAATATACGAAAGCTCTTTTAATAATTTTAGTCATAACATATAATATAACCCCAAATATCAACTCTTGTTACATCCAATTAATATACGAAATTTATTTTAATTGAAAACGTCCTTTTCTTCATCATATTCAAATTTATCTTCAATTGAAAATCCTGGTGAGTCGTATTTAGGGCCATTGTCAATTACAATTTCAACTTTAATCTCACCATCTACAAAACGACTAATCTGGAAATATTCAACATCATTTGTTTCTTTTTCAACCCATTCTTTTAGGTTATTGTAGTTTTCTTCGTTTTCTAACGATCCGCATTGAGTCGCTATACTATCATAGTGTTTAATTCGGTATGCACCATATGGATTCTTCAATTCAACAATTTTCCAATCATCATCAGTTAATTCATTTAGTTTTTTATCCCGATTTATAATTGTTGCTGAAGCGTGGTAACCACAATTATTACAACTCACATATTGCTCACCTGTTTTGTAGTAGAAGTCACTATAAGCTTCTTGTTTACAATTTGGACATTCAATATCATTAATTACACTCCCCATGATTTTATTTTTTTCTTTATACTTGAATATACGAATTCTTTTTTACAGAACATCTTCCCCTTCTAAAGCTAATTGAAGATCTGCTACAGGACCTCCATTTGAAACTAACCAACGATTATCTTTTGTAAACAAATAGCCATAATCTTGATAATTTTCGATGAAAAACGATTCTACATCTTTATCTGTTGATTGGTTAAAATCCTCACCACGATCACGATGATATGCAATTGTTGATGTTGGAGTCATATCCAATGATGAAATGTCTCCTAATTCAATTAATGTTTGTACTTTGGATTGAGTTGTGTAGTATTCTTTTAATAGTTTTCCTACTCCTCTTAAATAACCATCAAAATGACAATAAATTGATGTTACTGTTCCGTCTTGATTTTCAATTGCTATACGACTACGAGTTGCCATGTTTTTTTCTTTTAATTTATAACCTTTATTTTAATTGCTTTTATATGACTGAATATACGAAAGACTCTTTAATTAGAGCCTTCCTTTTTTACTTGTTTTGAAAATTGTTCTAACAATTCCTCTGTATTCAATGCTTCATATTCAACATCTCTCTTCTTAAACACAACATCTCTATCATTGTAAATATCAATTCGAAACTCAATGAAACTACCTGATTCAAATTCAACCTTAACTGTATCAAACGAACCATAGTACTTTGCATAACCACGTCCGCTTGTAACTGTAGCTGATGGATATAATGTTTTGTATTTGTTGAGTGTAGCATTCAATAATGCTGTTGTTTTGTTATATTCCTCGAGTCGTTGTGTTTCTTTTTCATTGAATTCCAACAATTTAGTTAAAAATGTATTTGGTTTTACATAACGAGATTGATCTTGAATACCCCATGATTGTAATTTATCTTTTTGAACATTAAAACTAAATGTAGCGTTTTTTAATTCTTTAGTTGATAAATCAAAACGTTTACCTAACAAAATAATTCCACCTGTATCCATTTTAGCTGTAACTTCAACTTCAAATTGTGTTTTATTATATCTATAACCTAATGTTACTTTACGTGTAGTGGTTGATGATTTGAAATCATTTTTGAAATGAACACCTTTGATGAATCCTGCTTCAATAAGCATTCTTTCAATTCGTTGATTTTCATTTTCCTGATATGTAATGATTTTGTTTTGTTCAACAATGTAATTGTCAACTTGTGTTTGTTGATCGGCTGTTAATAACACACCTTCAAATAAATCTAACTGTTTTCCTGTCATAACTTTTCTTTTTATATAATCAATATACGAATTCTATTTTTAAAAAACAAACCCAAGCTCTTTTTCAACTACTTCTAATTTAACTATTTTGTAGTTAATATGTTTTAATAATACCCGAAAATACTTACCATTATCACAACTTGTACAATCAACAAAATCAAAATCATTTTCATCCTTTAAACCCAAAAATGATTTTTCTTGTTTAAATAATTTAGAGGATTTTCCTATACGATATCCTAATTTAACTTCTTTAAAGAAATTTTTTTTAATATTTGTTTTATAAAACTCATTAATTTCTTTAACACCCAACTCATTCAAACCCAAATTAATAACTTTATATTGTACTTTCATAATTTATATTTTTTAATTATGCTTGAATATACGAAATTTACTTTAATATTTATCTTCTCTATTAGAATTTATTACTAGTAAACCCACAATCACAGCCCATACCTTTGCTGTTGTTGACCATTCCATTGGTTGAGTATTTCCTGTTACAAAACAAAATATACCATACCACACACCTAATATTAATAGCATTTTCATAACTTTCCTCTATTTAATGTATTATAAAATCTTCTAATAATCCTCCAGTTCCTTTTCCGTTCTTAGTTATTTCATAACTCGGATCTATTCCATTAATCATTACAACCTCTATTAATTCCTCTAATGTCTCAAATTCTGCTGTGTAATAACTACAATCTAGACCATACATACTTTCATTTTTAAATTTATACTTGAATATACGAAAAGGAGATTATATCTCCTCTTCCTTACTCAATTTATCTAAATCTTTTTTCAATCTTTCAATAAACGATTCCTCACCATCATCACCTGATAATAACCAATCAACCCGCTGTGCATATATTTCTGCTACATGTAAGTTATGTACTGCTGCTTTAAATTCTTTTAGTACCTCAGGTGGGTATGTGTAGTAAAATTTATCTTCAGGGTATTTCTCGATCCATCTCTCATAGTCATAACCATAGTGATTTTTTAGTTCCTCTGTGGTTTTTTCTTTACCACTATTTCTAATTGTTTCCTCAATATCATCAGCAATCATTCTGATTTTAAACTGATTATAATCAAATGCACCTCCACTCATATTAAAACTTTGATTTTAATGTTAATGACTCTAATTTCTCCAATGCAGCATCTACTTGCATATCAACAAAACCTGCTGTCATTAAGGCTCTTTTACCTTTACTTTCCGCAACTGTTATTTCTAGTTTCAGCTTTTCAGATAATAATTTTAATCCTTCTTCGATTAGATGTCTTTCAAATCCGTTTAATTTTTTCATAACCTTTTTTATTTATTTATTTATACCTGAATATACGAAAATTACTTTGTTAATACAATTCCTCCACTGTAAAGTAAACCTTCTAAATATAACATGAAACGTGCCATCTCGATTTCCTCTACTTGTTGTTTTGCGCTTTTTCCCATATTACTTCAATTTCAATATTTAACAATAAGCTGATAATACGATCTTCATCATCACCCAACCAAGTATTTTCAACTGCTATGAATATTTCTGCCATACTTCCAGCTTGCTCTAAATTTTTAAAAGCTTGCTCTATTGCTCGCTCAGCAAATTCGTAATCTCCAAGAGCTCTTCTCAAATCATCAATATCATCACATTGTTTAATATCTTCAAATAGATATGTTTTACTTTGATCTATGTAGTTTTCTAGATATTTTTTAATTCTTAAAATACCTTCATTAAAATCATAATGTACTTTCATAATTTTATCTTTACTTATTTCACTCAATATACGAAATTTCTTTTGATATCTCAATACCTTCGTCAACGAAAGCTCCTATAAATAGGAGCTAACGCTGTTTTTCCGGTTATGAAGCGAATATATTTTAAACTGCTAAAGCATATTGATTAGCTAAACTGAACAATTGTTTGTTTAATCTGATATCTTCATTTAAGTTGCGAACATCTCCGATTAAATTTTCTTGAATTCGGTTGAATACTGTCCACAAGTCGTTTCCTTCATCTTCAATTCTATTAACTGAAAGTAAACTATCAATGTTAATATCTTCTAAATTGTTGTAACGTAGTTGAGCGGCTTCAAATGCCATTCTCTTAATATCATCTGTGGATAGATTTGTATGTTTTAATCTTTCAAATTCATTTAGAATAGTTGATGTTTTTCTAGATATGTTTGAAATAAAATGATCTAAATTGTTGAAGTTAACTTGAACATGTTTAATCTTTTCACTTTCAGCTGCTCGATCAAACGCAATCAAACCATTACTACATACTTGACGATACACACCTAAATCTAATTGCATTGGTTTAATTCCGTTACAACTATTTGTGATTGTTAACGATGCTAATGCTTCGTCTTTTCCTTTATTGTTTTTAATAGCAAAATCAGGGTGTTGCATTTGAACATAGTTGCTTTCGATTTTACGACTTTTGCTTCGTTGTTCGTTTACTCCTGTTATATGCCAGCCTTCATCTTGTAATTTTTCAATTACATCTAGTGTTGGAATATAAAATTCTTTCGTTTTGATTCGTTGAACATTTTTAATGTTGTTTAAATCTAGTGTGTTTGCAAATGCTATTGCTTTGTTGATATTGTTATCAATAGGAATAAATTTGGTTAATTTCGAATTTCTCATAATGTTTTCTTTTAATTATACTTTGGTTTAACATTTCCTTTACTATCGATTGTATACGATACAGGTGGTTTTAAATTGTTCGCTTTGTTGTAGCGACCTTTTTTCGTTGATTTTCCTCCTGAACAGCTCATAATGTTTTCTTTTAATTATAAATTTAATATACGAAAGGGGGTTTGTACCCCCTATTCCTTTTATTTATTAATATCACATTCAATAAAATGATACCCATTACCTAACTTACAACTACATTTCTTATCAGGAGGTGATTGACATGATGTAATTAAAAATAAGATAAATACATATAGATTTCTTAATTTCATAACTTTAATTTTCATTTAATATACGAAAGAAATTTTGAAAAGCCTATTCCTCTTTAAAGATACTTCCATATAAAACCATAAGCTGTTTTTTGTCTTCCACTAATATTCGAGTGGAGATTATTTGCTCCATATTTATTATTTTGAAATGATTCTGGGTTGAAATGTTGTTCTGCTTCTCTGCAGGATTCCCACTGTTTTATTAAATTCCCATCCAAATCAAATTGCCCTACAGATTTTCCAACAACTTCAACTGGGGGGATTTTATTTGAGTGTGAAGATTTCCATTGAAATCCATATGCTGTTTTGGCTTTTCCTATTATACAACTAGTTATATTATTAGACTTTTTTCCTGGGTTGTATGTTTGTTCTGCATCTTCTCTAAAATCCCATTTTTGAATAAAATTACCTTCAAGATCATATTGGTATGCTGGTTTGCAGTGTTTTCCTCTTTTCATCCCCATTATTCTTCTTTGTTTGGTTTTTTCATTTGGTATTTTTCCTTTATTTGCTTTACTTATTTTTTGTTTAGTTTCCTCAGATAATGGTCCTCCTCCATTGTCATATAAATTACAAAACATAACTTTTTTCCAATCTCCACCTACTTGATCAAGGTAGTATTGCTTCCAGTATACTTCTCTTTCATTTAATTGTTCTAAAGTACATTCTTCTATTTCATCAAATTTATGTTGTTCCCATCCATATTTTTGAATAGATGTAAATATTTTAGGTTGTTTTGAACTATGAGATAAACATCTATATTTACTTTTTCTAATTTCAATGTTAACAGATTGTCCTATATAAATTCTTCCTTTTGGGTTTGTAATTTTGTATATCCCTACCATAATGTATTTTATTATACATATTATAGAACCCCATCAAAGTCATCACTTCTTCCAGAAAAGATTACTCCTCTTGGTTAAAGGCGTATTGTACTCCGTCTTTGTAAATGGAAAAGTATACTTTAAAATCTTTATCGCAATCACGATTCTTATCGAAGTGAATGGTTCGTTCCAATCCATCTTTACTGCGCTCTACATGGCAAAACGCATCGACCATATGCTTTAACCTATTGCTCCCGCTGAAATCCCCTGATTTTGTAACTTGATTTATGTTGATAAACGAAGTATAGTATTGTTTTAGATTCTCTCCTTTTTTCATTTTATCTTGTAAATTCAACAACCAAAACTCAGCATTACTTTCTGTAGTTTTATAAGCATCTTTATACATTTCAATTACTTCAGCAATAGAATCAATAGCAATCACATCATATCCCAAATTAAATACATATTCAATTGTTTCTTTAACATTCTTTGAATAATCTTTCAAAAATAATGTTTGAATACAATTAAACTTAGGCATACGTTTACAATACTTGTAGTATCCTATTTGATCCATTTCCCCACTTATAAACAAACACTTCAAACCTTGTTGTGTAAATTGAGATAACATATCAAGAGCTAATGTGGTTTTACCTGAGCCAGGGCCTCCAGCTAACATTAAGTTAGTACCTGGCATTAACCCGCCATCAGTTGATAATATCAGATCAATTTCAGTACCTGTTTTCATCGGTTTGAATAGTGATTCGTTAAACGATAATTCACTACCTCTGAATAATTGTACACTAGCGGAATTGAATTCGCTCATAGATTCAACTTGTTTTTTCGGTCTACCACGACGCTCTACTTTAATACCTTTCATTTCTTTCATAACCTTATATTTATTTATTTATACTTGAATATACGAACTTTCTTTTAAATATGCTATTCCCTCGTTAATAAACTTTTCCATATTGTTCTTCCCATATCTCAGCTCCGGTACGATGATTATATGGAATTTCATTTGACTTACGATACATATAAATTCCTATAGCTAAAATAGTATTCAACCAAAATAATATAAAGTATTTGCCAAAATGGCCTTTAACATACCATTTTACAAACCAAATTGTCAATGCTATAACTATAAACGAACTAACTAGATTCCAAATTGCTTTCATATTTTCTTTATTTATACCTGAATATACGAAAGATATTTTGCTTATTCTATTCCTCCGATTTTAAATCTTTTACTACCAAAAGTATTTTCATAATATTCTACACCTGATAGACTTTCATCTCCACCACCCATAGTAGAATGCCAAGCATCAATAATCATTTGTTTTTCTTGTTTAAGGTATCGTTCTGTAATTAGAGTTTGGATGAATTCAAGTGTTTTCTTGATAGTTTCATCGCTATTTTCGTTTTTAGCTTTTTCTAAATCGCTATATAATGTTTGTAATGTTGTGTTCATATTTTTATTTTAAATTTAGTTATAGGTAGGAGGGCAGGTGCCCTCCTATTATCCCATGTTGTTTGCTTTTAAAGATCAATTAGCAAACTCAAGAGCCAATGCAAATAGTTCTTTATTAACTTTAATATCCTGTTGGAAATTTTTAATTTGTCTAGCTTTTCTTGATTTATTCCCCATATTGTAGTTAAAATCACCATCTATGATTTTTTCTTGTATTACATTAAATACTGACCATAGATCAGTTCCGTTGTCTTCTATTCTAGTAGGTTTTAACAGTTCCATAATATCAACTGTAATATATTGTAAATCACTTTCAGTGAATCTAGTGGATAGTGCTTTTGTTGCTAAATCAATTGATTGCTCTTCACTCAATTGAATTTGTTTCATTTTATTCATTGACTCTACTGTAAGAGGTAGTTGTTCTACTATACCATTAATTTTTTCTTGTAATGCTTCAAATGTATATCCCATATGGCGTATCTTAAGATTTGCAAATTCTTTTGTTGATATTACTAAACCATTCTCACACACCATTCTAAACAAAGCACACGTAAAAGTAAATGAGCTCTTACCGTCATGCGAATTTGTGGCAAGGATTTGGGGAAACACTGTATCACCGTCAGATCCGTTGATTACCACGTCAGCATTTCGGAATACAATCAAGTGTTTTTGGAATCCAATACCTTTTCTTGCTTTTACTTCTTTAACATCTACTACTTTCCATCCCAATTGAGCCATATCTTCCATAACTTGTGAAGTTGGAATGTGTGTGTAATGTGATGATACATTTCCAGCTGCTGTAGCTGTGAAAATACTTGGAGCAATTTTCTTTACTTGCTCATTACTTAAAAACTCTGTTGAATTAATGTCTAACATAACCTTTATTTTTTAATTTATATTTATTTTCCATATTTATACTTGAATATACGAAATTTATCCTCGGTAGCCAAATTTATTTTTCATTTTTTTTCTCAACCAAACCATACCATTCTCCACTACCATTCGGAGACATGCGAGGTTCACCTTCTGGGTATATTGTTCTAGCTATTTTGATTATAGGTTTTCTATATACAGGTTTTTTATACAACATTCCCACTTTTCTTAACCATAGGAATAGCTTAGTTTTTAACGTTCGTCTTCTTCTCATCCGTTCAATTGTTGTTTTTGATTTTTTATTGTTTTATCGACCATATCTATATCCTTATGGACATCTGTAAATCCTTTCTGTACTAGCTTTTTAAATATCTCATATTCATTTGAGAGTTTGTCTAGTTGTTTTTGGAGATATATAGTATAAAATACTACCATTGTTATCCCAAATAATACTGCTGCTAATATTAAGTTCATATCTTTGTTATATATAATTTATAATCTGAATTCTGTGTTTTAAATGTAATGCAACGGGAATTTCTCATTTCACCATCACTTTCAATTTCTTTAATTGGAGTTGTTAACCAAGTATATAAAGCATATTGTGGATCAAGTATAACACTATATCCTATTTGTGGTTCTTTATGTAATTGTTTTGCTCGACTACCTATTTCATCTCCTTCAAATTCAACAAATCTAACTTGTATTCCATGATGTATTTCTCCGTTATTCTTAACTAATGTAATGGGCATGTTAGTGCTATTACATATGTTACACACAAGCACGCGCTCACGTGCACCTTTTACTCTATGTTCAGTAATACTACCACAATCTCTACAATATATTTTTAAACTTTCTTCCATAATCTTAATATACGAAATTTATTTTGGGTTTCTAAATTAATTCCACCACTTATTTATATCTTTACCCATTATCTTGAATATCAACTCTTGACATTTGGCTTGTCGAAGACCACCCATTACCATTGCTACTAGCTTTTTATCGGTATGGTCATTTGTGAATGACTTTTGATGATCTTTGATATATTGAATTGCTCTTTTATGACATAGTGGATATTTTGCAAAATACTCGTTATATTTTTCCCATATATCAATTGAATTCCAAGTTGAATATCCAGGTTTATCCTCGCATGGTGTAAACCAATGTTTATCTTCAGCATAATCCATATATTCCATATTGTAGGATTCATCTTGTTGGAGTTTAATTAGTTTAACAACCAATCTCATACGCTCAGCATCTTGTTGTGCTGTTGTATGTCTGTTTTTTTCACTGATGTATTTGGCTTGGAATTCTAGTTTTTTGGCTAGTATTGTATAGATAAAGTCACCATCCCAATCTCTCTGTTTCCAAATAGTTGGAAACCATTTCCATAGGTTTTTCACCCCAACTGCAAAATCTCTAGGTGCATGTTTAGCTTCCCATCTCCACCATAATCTTACTTTATCGAACATCTCAATCTAATTTTAAATTATATTCATTTAATATCTCTCGTAATGATTCTCGTACTGCATCTGCAACTTCCATTTCTTGTGAGGTTGCTGGGTCTGTACTTGAGAGCATACTAACTCCATATTTGGTTGTTTTTCTTAGTCGTTGATCTAGTTCCCACATAGCATTTTTCCATTTGTAACCATCCAATGCTACTTGAAGATTGTCTCTTTCTTCGTCTCCATCAAATTCTAATGTTAATTTCATCTTATTTCTTTTTAAATTCTTCTAATGGAATTCCATTCATCTTGAAATTATTCTTTAGGAATAGCTTTCAAGTGTTCTAATACTGCTTTTAGTTCTTCTTTTGGAATGATTATTTTGTATCTTTCCTTACTACCAAATGCGATATTACCATTATCATCTAACCAGTCATTAACCTCAACTTCCTCACAACTTGGATTCTTAATAAACCATTCTAAAAACTCATCATCAATTTTTTGTACAAATTCTAATGATTGGTCTGTTGTTAAAATTACTTTATTCCAATTATCAGGTAACATTTCAGTTCCATTATGTTTAGATATGATTCCACTAGGACTACAATACCAATCTCCTTCTTTAATTTCTTCATCAGAAGTGATGTAGATGATTTGGTTTTCACTATCTAATATATTTGGCATTAATCTATCAAATAATCTTAAATCTTTAAAAACTTCTTTTCCTTTTTTAGTTAGATAACCTAACCTACTTGGTTTATCTGTTGGTAATATGTGTAAATTTTTCATAACTTTTTTATTTTTCATATATTTTACCCATTATCGCTACTATTACAATCCCCACAAATACTATTAAATATATAATATCTTCAATTCCTATTTTGGGCTCGCTTTCCATAACTTATTTCTTTATTTGACTGAATATACGAAATATTTTTCGTGTATCCAAATTATTTTTTAAAATTCCCCATAGTTTTCGTGAATAAAATATAAAACGTGTATATTTATAATAAACAACAATATTATGGCTTTTAAATTTTCAAACAAAGTAAACTCTGATTTGTTTACTAAAAACTTTACTCCTGAATCATCATATATTCTAGGTCTTCTTTGGGCTGATGGGTATGTTTCTAAAACTACTAATTCTATTAGTTTACAATGTTTACAAGATGATGTAGATTATTTTCTTCCAATTTTTCTAAAAACAGGGGAATTTAATACTTACACTAAAAAACAATCTTTAAATAATAAACTAAGCGGTACTATTAACTTTTCTTCAAAACCCATAGCAGACTTTCTTAAAGAGAATAACTATACAAGTAAATCCTCAGATTCTCCTTGTAAAATTCTATCACATATTCCAGATAACTTACATAAATATTTCTTCTTAGGATGGAATGATGGTGATGGATGTTTCTACCACAATTTTAATTCTAACGTAATACAATGTATTATTACGAGTTCTCATGAGCAAGATTGGAAAGCTTTAGAAAATCTATGTAATACTCTAGATATTCAATTTACAATACGTAAAACTGTTAGAACCTCCTCAAAATACTCTCAATTTCAAATAAACCAAAATGAAAGTATTATTATGTTTGGAGAATACCTTTATTCAGATCCCTCTATAGGTCTACCTAGAAAGAGAGAAAAGTATTTAGGTATTAAATCTTATGTAGATTCTAGATCTTCTCGTAGAATATTTTGCTACTCTAAAGATAATGCCCTAGTAAATACTTTTCTCACATTAATGGAAGCTTCTAATTGGATTGGAAAATCCCGTAACGTATCCTCGGATATTAATGACGTATGTGTTGGTAGACAGACTACCGCTTTTGGTTATAAATGGCAAAAGTCTACATTGATATAATTTCATATTCACCTGTTGTAAAATCAAAATCTATAGTTATAGGTTTTTGAGTATACTCATAACTCTCATTTAGGACTGAGGCGTTGATAAATAAAGTTCCATTTTTATATTCTATGCCTCTACCACTATGGATATGTCCGCAAATATGAATTTTTGGTTTAATTACCTCGTTTATATGTTTTGCTAGCAACTCGCATCCTAAATGCACACCTCGGTTACCTTCAACATCATCTAACGTTCCCCAAGCGGGTGAATGTGTAATTAAAATGTCTGTATCGTTTGGAATAGCATCCCATTTTGCTTTCATTTCCTCCCCATGACGAGGTAAATTAAATGCCCAATTGTAAAATTCAGGTTGCCAAGGTGAGCCATAAATAACTAATTGTTGATCTTCTTGATCCCAAAGATCAATTTTTTCGTCTTGTAGATACTCTATTGTTTTATATCCTGTTAGAATACCTTTAAATTCTTCAGGGTTATTTTCAGCCCATCGATCATGGTTTCCAGCAATGAATATTTTTGTATCGTAGTTTGGAATATTGTCAAACCAATCAAAGAATTCAATTGCTTCTGATTTACTATACCCACTATTCATAAAATCCCCAGCATGTATAAGTAAATCACCTTTTATTTTCTCTAATTCTGTGTCTAGTTGTTTATGTTTAGTGTGAGTATCACTAATAAGAGTTATAATCATTTGTTTTTTATATTTAATATATGAATTATTTTTTGGGAAGACAAAGAAACCCTAGCAGTTTCTGTTGATCAAACAGTCTTACTAGGGGTTGATATTGGTTATATGGTTGTTTATAGAGGCAACGCGTTTGCACCTATAAATCAATCCACTTTCCCGATATCGGAAAAGACCATCCAAGTGAGCAGATCTTACGGGATGCCCGATGGTTCTTGAGCCTGTAGCATCTAGCTACAGGGGGGGGGGGCGGGTATTCTCTAGCAACGTATCGCTAAAGGGTTCCAACGACATGCGTTGGTGGGGTAAAAGACCTACCGCCGCTAACATTTGCTTGCTGCAATAGCGGCTTGACGTTCTTAATTTTATCTTTTGTCATTTTATTTATCTTTTTATATGATTAAATATACGAAAGAAATTTTAAGAATCCAAATGTTAAATTGGGAGATTTACTTTGGATAACATTTGATTTGAAACATGAGTGTATATTTCTGTTGTTTTGGAGGAGGAATGACCTGCAATTTTTTGTATAATTCTTAAATCCGTTCCATTTTCTAATAGGTTGGTAAAACTAGAGTGTCTTAAAATATGGATGGATGAACTTTTATCTATATATTTTTTATATATTTTTTGACAACTGCCAACTGAATATTTTCCTTTGTTCTGCCCATTAAAAAGATATTCTTTTGGTTTATATTCTAGAAAATATTTTCTTAACATTTCTAGAATTGTTGGGGATAAAGGTACGATTCTATCTTTCTTTCCTTTAGCATTTTTGATATGGATTAACATTCGTTTAGAATCTATATCTTCTATTTTTAAGTTTACTATTTCGGATACTCTCAAACCAACAGAAAATGTTAAAGTTAAAATAGATTTATGCTTTAGGTTTTCAATTTTAGAGAGTTGGGATCTGATGAATCCCCCATCAATAACTTTGGGTAGTTTTTTTTCATTTCGAGGGCGTTTAAAAAATACTTTATCATATTTCTTTTCTAAACCAAATTTATATAAAAATCTAATCGCGTTTATAACTTGATTTTGTTGAGAAACAGATGTAAAATTATATGTATCTAAATAATCTTGGAAATCTTTTGAATTTAAGGAGGTAGGTGCTTTTATATTCTTGAACAGAAATTGATCTATATATGACAAATATAGTTTGATTGTTTTAGAAGAGTAATTCAAGTACTCTAATTTTTGTCTGCAAATCTCAGAGTAATCTGTTTTTTTCATATGTTATATTGTTAATTTTCAATGATTTATATAGGGTGACGTATATATAATAGTTATACACAATGCTACCAAAGTGCTTCGATTTAACATTTGTGATAAAACTTTTAAAATTTATTATCACGTTCATATTCCTCACATCTAATAGTTTCTCTTCTGTAAAAGAAATCATCACCATATTCATCTTTTATGAATTCTCCAACTTGAACATTAGATAATCGAATTCCGTTTGTTGCAGAAAACATATATTTAAACAACATATCCAAGTTGTTGCCTGTCGCTTTCATAAAAGATTCTATATTCAAAACTTCTTTTATCTCTGAATATTTTTCTTCCTTGGTTTTATTCATTTCTTCACCAAGTAGTTTCAATAATTCTGATTCAGCATCGATTCCATAATTTTTATTTTCCATTTTTATAAATTTTAAAAGTTTTTATTATATTTCAATTTAAGTTCTAATTAAGTAATCCGCACTGTGTATAACAAGGTGTATAAGAAAGTTTGCTATTAAGTTTGGTGGTAAATTGAAAATTTGTCTAAGCAAACCTTCTCATACACCCAGCCGTTAGCATAAATAAAATATGATGGAAATTACTGCCCATCCTATTGCTATTGTGCCAAGTATTGTTATTAATGTTTCTAAAAATTGATTTTGTGGTTTCATATTTTACTATCTGCTAACAAGGTATATACGAAATACCCTATTAAGGTTTGTACTAAATTTTAATATTTTTGTTTAGGGTACTTCGTATATACCCAAACGTTAGAAAACATTGTAATCAACATTCTCCTATATCATACAATTCCAAATGCGGAAAGTGTTTTTCAAAGTAAGGTTCTACTTCATCAACATCTTTTACCCACACATTAATTCTTCCTTCCTTTCCACTTTTGGTATCTGTGAAATATACCTCAAAACAACGTTTTCTAACAAAGTATAAACGTAATGTTTTCAGTTTTTCAATTAAACATTGGTGGTAAAATGCCCCACCTTCGTATCCGGGGATAAAAACATGTAGTTCTTGATCTAATTTGCTTAGTTGCTCTATTAATTCTTTTACTGTCATATTAATCAAAATACTTTAATTTATATTCACTATCTATTGTCTTGAAATGAACTAATGTTCTTGTATTCTCTATTATTTCAGTTATTGTCTTTGTTTGATATGTGTTTTCCGGTTGATATGGTGATATGATCAAGGTAAAACCAACTTGGGGGTTATCCTCGTGTATCTTCTTTATTGTTCCATCTTTTTTCTGCTCAACCCACCGAATAGTTTCAGTTATACGATGGAATTTTTCATTGTTGGGTTTGGATAGTACTATCATCGTTTATCTCTTCAAATTCAACATCTTGTATTGTTTCACAGAATATATAGTGGGTTTGATCTCGCAGAACGTGGTCTGCTCCCATCCAATCCCGATACATCTGGACGTATTCTAGTTGTGGTCGATTTTGCTTATCGTGGAAGTGTTGTTCTAGTACTTTTTTCAATATTAGATATGCTTTCCCTCCATGAATATATAACTGTTTCATTTAAAATCTATCATCCCATCCTGGTGTAACAATCGGTCTTGTGTCTTTTTCTCCGCGAGAGGTTAATAGAGTTTCAATTGGTATTATATTAATTATGGTACTATTAATTCTAAATTTACCACCTTGTTTTAACATTTTCTTAAATAGAATTTGTTGATTGTCGTCCCAAAATTGACTTACCTCTATAATTTGTTGTTTTTCTATTATTACTCCGTCAAACGTTATAATTGTTCCTTTTCTAATTGATTGGGGTGATATTGCCATTATATATAATATATTTCTAATTGATGACTTGTTCC